ATGGCGCTCTGGGCATCCAGCCACGGGCATCAATACGCCTGGGTTCGACGGTCCAGAACGTTCTTCCAGATGCTGCCGCATTTCGGCTATGCCGAGCGCGTCGGTCTGAGAAGTTTTCGCAGTATCGAGTATCACCCGCCACGCGGCCGGCTATGGAGCGCAGACGATTGCGGGCTGTTTTTCTCTGGCCACTACGTCGTGGTGCACCATCGCATTGTTTCGATCAGACGCTGGGCAACGAAAGAGCAGGCGCTGGCAGATCACTATTTCGGAAAACATCATGAGCATATCCGCTAACTTTTTCGCGCAGATGCATGAACTGTGGTGGATTGTCCTGCTCGCCGTGTGCATCGCAGCAGCCATCGCTATCCTCTTCGGGATCGCCATGGAGCGGATGCGGCAGAAAGACCCAGAGCCGCCGTATCGGATCGAATTCGACGATTTTTACTTTGACGATAGGAAACCAAAATGACACCTGCCCAATACACTACGCTGAAATCACTCGCAGATGCTGATCAAACCGCGTCAGCATTGATCGCGCAAGGAAACGACATCGGGCTAGCCGATTGGATGAATGCCCCAACGTCTCAATACATCTGGCGGCAATATACGCCCGCAGATGATGTTTTTGACGCGATTGTATGGGCAAATTTGACGCCTATTGACGCCCCGGACGGCACTGCGCTCTGGACTAATCGCGCGCTACTCTGTCAGGCCAAGCAGATCAACCTCCAGATCATGCTGCAAGGCAAGGAGCGCATCGCTACGGCAAAGGCAACCACACGCGCAGGGCTATCGGATGCCCTGCTCAATGTCCCGAGCGGCGCAAGCGGCGCAACGCAAAGCGCCGGATGGGCAACAGTCAAGTCGGTTATCTCTCGCATCGGCACCCGTGCCGAGATGGCATTGGCCACCGGGGCAGGAACGCAAGGAAGTCCATCGGCTCCGAGTTTTGACGGCACGATTTCAGCTTATGACGCACAGATGATTCGGACCGCATAACATGGCCGGCGAAGAGATTGTCAAGGTTGGGACGCAAAGAACGCTTGAAGCAAGTGGTGCATCATGCGCTACCGGGTTACTGGTACAGGCCGATGATGCGTCGTATGGTGTCGTCGCAGATGGGTCGAGCTATCCAGATGCTGAATTTGCCCTAACCGTCACTTACTCTGTAGCCCCGACGGAAGGAACGCTTATCAGCCTATACGCTCGGGTGTTGAATATTGACGGCACGGCAGATACTGATGTCCCCGAAGCTACCAGGCCGGGATATGTCGTCGGCTCTTTCGTCGTTAACAACACAACTTCCGCGCAAACGCTTTGGCTGTATGCACAAGACGTTCCGCTCGAAGCCGACTACTACATTCACAATAATGGCACCGGGCAGACGATTAGCTCCGGGTGGGTGCTGAAGGTCAAGCCGCGATCTAGAGCGCCGGCGCCATAAGCGATGCTTGTACACAGGAATCCCGCAACGTCGCAACCGAAAGGGTCCGCAGCGCAGATTAACCGCGCCAACCCGCTTGGAGATCTGGTTAGACTCGCCATGCGCTGCGGAGAACTGCTGACCAATGATGCGGGAGGAAAACCAGGAACAAATAACGGGTCGACGCTTGTAGGCACGCCTTACGGAGTCGGTCGCGATTTCGTTCCAGGGAGCAGCCAGTACATTACGTTGCCGACGACCGATATTGTCAAAGGATATCCGCTTACCGTGTCAGTGCGTTTGCGTGTCGACGATGTGGGCGCTGGCGGGTTTGTTCCGTATTCGCTATCCGGATCATCATATGCCGCCATTTTGCTTGCCGGCGCAATATCCCCTAACCGATGGCTTCTTAATTCGGAGTCAGCGCCTGGTTCCGAAAGCTGCGCCGCTGTAACCGGATGGCAGCATCTCATTTGCGTTCACAGAAACGGAAGCTATTCTCTTTACAAAGATCGAGTATTACTCACTCAAAACAGCGCAACTGGAAATGTTGTTACTCCTTCCGCCGGAAATCATGGTATAGGCGCGCGCGTTGGCGGCGCAACTCTACGATATTTTGATGGAGTAATTCAAGATTTCGTTGTTTTCGAGGGAGAGCTTACCAAATCGCAGATTGAGGATCTGTTTCGCAATCCGTATCAAATTTACAAAGGGCGAAGGTCGATCCTCGCATCCCTATCGCAGCCACAAATTGTCTACCCGACCGGCGACGTGGCTGGCGGGACGTGGTTGCCGTCGACTGGAACGGATCTGTATGCCTGCATTGACGAAACGGCAGCGAGTGATGCCGACTACATCTACACAACAGTTCCGGGCGCGTACCAAGAATTCTACTTCCCAGATTGTGGCGCGGTTGATCCATCCACCGGAGGGCATGTGCGCTACCGTATCCCGGCAGGCACGGGAACGATCACCGCGATCCTCAAGCAAGGCAGCACGACTCTTCAGACGCTCGGCACGCACACGCTTACCGGCTCGGCGCAAGACATTGATATCACGATCTCCGCATCCGTCGCCGACTCGGACGATTTGCGGGTTGGATTTACCGCTTCCGCATAAGGATTCATCATGCTCAATCTAGCCTCAACCTCCGACCTCCTGAAAGTCACCACAGGATCGGCCGGCACAATCGAAGTCCACGCCACATGGGTGGACCTGCTGACGACTACCGGCGCGGTCACTCCGGGCCGCACAAACACGGCTGACATCTCAAGCGCTGCCACAACGACAGTCGTTGCAAGCCCGGCGGCCAGCACTATTCGCAACGTCAAGTTGCTGTCCGTCCGCAATTCGCATGCGTCAGTCTCCAACCTGACCACCATCAGCCACACGGACGGCACGACCGAACAAATAGTGTGGAAGGGCACGCTGGCACCTGATGAGTCCGTCGTCTATTCCGAGGCAACCGGCTGGATTCGCCTGAACGCTGCGGGAACCCCGACCGGCTCCAACCTCGCCGCGCAGGCTGATGTTCAGACTTTTACCTCGGGTGGCACATGGACCAAGCCAACCGCGTTCACGCCGAAAGTCGTCATTGTCGAAATGATTGGCGCTGGTGGCGGCGGCGGCGCTGGCGCTTCGCTGGCCACTGCGGTTGTTGCCAAGGGCGGCGGCGGTGGTGGTGGCGGTTGCTGGGTGCGCGGCGTATTCAAAGCCGATGACCTTGCCGGGACGGTTACTGTAGGCGTCCATGCCGGTGGAACGGCAGGCGCGAAAGGTGCGGCAGGCGCGGCGGGTGGCGCTGGCGGTATCGGCGGAAATACGACATTCGGCACCTATTTGACGGCTTATGGCGGCGGCGGTGGTGCAGGCGGGGCAATCTCGGCAGCGGTCACTGGCGGGGGTGGCGGCGGCGGGGCTGGCGGTGCGGGGGGTTCTGGATCGACTTCCGGTGGAGCAGGCGGCATTCCGACTGCGGCGACCAACGGTGTCGCATCTCAGGGAGTTACCGGGACGGTTGCTGTGGCGACCACGAACAACGCTGAAAATGGCGGTGCGGGCGGCGCAGGCTCGGCCAATCCTCCGGTCGCCGGTTCCAAGGGCGGATCATCGCTTCGCGGCGGCGGCGGCGGCGGGTCTGGTGGCGGCCACACGGCAACCCCGGCGATTGTCGCTGGTGGCGAAGGCGGCAAGTCCGGAGCGTGGGTAACGGGTGGCGGCGGCGCAGTCGGTGCGGATGGCGCATCGCCCACGGCAGGTGGCGCAGGCGGCGCAGCGAATTCCTATGTTGGCGGATCAGGTGGCGGCGGCGGCGGAACGACTGTCACAGCCTCAACTGATGGCGCTGATGGCGGTGCCGGTGGCGATGGCGGCGGCGGCGGTGGTGGTGGTGGGGTCGGCATGAATCCGGGCCTTGGTGGCAATGGCGGGAAAGGCGGGTCAGGCATCTGCATTGTCTATTGCTGGTGAGTTGAGTGGCAAGAGGCGCGTTCGATCATTCGCAGGTTGTCCAAGGCTGGTTCGACGAATCCGCCAAGGCCGCCGGCTGGTTTGACGGGGAGCAACTAGATGTAACGATTGACGCCAAGGTTTCGTGGGTACAGCTCGAAATCCCGTATGTTGCAGCCGGCTCAACTCCAAAGACGGCGACGGCGAATATTGCCGCCGCTATTAAGGCGCCGCGGTCGGCCAATGCCAGCGTTGCCGCAGCAATCAGGATATCGAATACCGCAACGGCCTCGCTATCCGCAGCGATTGCCCAGAGGAACACAGCAACCGCATCTGTCTCGGCGGTTATCAAAGCAGGAATCACGGCAACCGCTTCTGTAAACGCAGCGATTCAGGCGCCGCGAAGCGCTACCGCATCGTTGTCCGCAGCGGTCAGGGCAGGACAAAGCGCAACAGCCAGCCTGTCGGCAGCCGTTCGGCTTGCAGCAGCCGCAACAGCATCGCTGTCGGCAGCAGTCCGTGCTGGACAAACTGCAACAGCCAGTATATCCGGCGCGGTACAAGTTTCAGCAACCGCAACAGCTAGTCTATCCGCGAGTATCACCGCACCGGGCGCGTTATCGATTACAGCCAGCCTGTCGGCTGCTGTCCGCCAAGCGAATGCAGCTACCGCGTCCATTGATTCAGCGATCCGAGCGGCCCGCACTGCCAGCGCTTCAATCGACTCGGCAATCACAGCGCAACGCACCGCCAGCGCCTCGGCCAGTGCTGCCGTGTCCGTTGCCTTCTCGGTTTCGGCCAGCCTGGATTCTGCTGTTCAGCGGGTGGCAATCGCAAGCGCATCGCTCAGCGCTTACGTGCAGGCCGATGTCTATATCACGCAAACAGAGGTCGACATGCTGGCAGATATTTGGCGTCGCCTTGGCTTGGATATCGCCAATCCACTGGTGCAAGGTACGACCACTCTGACATTCGGCCCGACGATTACCCTGTCCGGGTCGGGCACGATCACCAGCACCCGCACCGGCGCACCGGCATCCGGCCCAGCCGCCGGTGTCATGCTCCTCGATGTCTGGCAGCGGCTCGGGCTTGATCCTGCGAACCCGATGACTGCCAGCGATACGGCTATCAACGCGGGGGCCGTCAGTCAGACTGTCAGCGAGTCTGCCGGAACGGTAACGGTGCAGCGTGCTTGATCCACGTGCCATCGCCACGCTCGGAATCGGCTACGGTGCCGATCTGCTGGCGCGCATCGGGCTATGGCCGTCGACGTCCGTCATCATGCCTCCCCTCAAATATCGGAGCGGGACAGGATTCTCCACCGCGAAGCCCCCACAAATCCGGCCAGTCGAAGACGAGGAAGCGTTTTTGTTGTCCGTGCTGCTGTAAAAAACTGCAATTTTCTGTGTATTTGCAATTGCCGGCTGCCGGATGATGGCGCCATTATTGGCAGCCGGGTTTCAGCATGGACAAATCCCGTATCGAGGGAATGCTTTATCGCACATCGGACGCCCCAACCGTGCGCGAAGGGGCAGACGGAAACACCGTCTTGGCGCTTTCGTTCTCGTCCGAAACTCCGTACACAAGATCCTCCTGGTTTGACGAACCCTGGGTGGAGATTCTCGGGCATAAATCGTCCGAGGTCGATCTATCCCGCCTGAACTCCGGTGCTCCGGTGCTGGCAAATCATGATCGCGGCGCTACCGCATCCACTTCGCCAATGGCGTCAATCGGCGTCGTCGACAAGGCATGGATCGAGGACGGCGTTGGACGCGCAGAAATCCGCCTCTCGCGCCGTCCGGAAATCGCCGGGCTTCTGCAGGACATTGCCGACGGCATCGTGCGCAATGTCTCGGTGGGCTATCAGATCAACGAGCGCACCCTGCTCAGATCGCACTCAGACGCGCCGGACGAGTACCGGGTAACTTCATGGACACCGATGGAAATTTCCCTTGTCGACCTGCCGGCCGACGCCACGATTGGAATCGGCAGAAGCCAAAATTTTGAAGTTGTACAACTGCCGGACTCCGGCGACACCCAAAGAAAGGAGTCCGTTATGGACAACAAAGAGCAGGACCAACCCAACCTCGACGTTATCCGTCGGGAAGCAATCGCCGCTGAACGCGCCCGCGTCATTGAAATCAATGAGGCAGTCCGCGGACTGCGCCTGGATCAATCATTTGCGGATGAACTGATCGCCAAAGACACGTCAGCCGACGAAGCGCGCCGCCAGGCAATCGCCAAAGCTGCCGAGCGCAGCAATGACCAAATCATGCCGCGCATGGGCCACATTGAAACTCTTGTCGATGAAGTCGAAACCCGTCGGGCCGGCGTCGAAGAGGCTTTGCTGCATCGCTACAATCCCGCACAGCACAAGCTGTCTGACAACGGCAAGCGCTTCTCTGGCCTGTCGCTGATCGAAATCGGCCGCGAACTGCTTACCCAGCGCGGCGTCGATATTCGCGGCATGAGCCGGGATCAGATCGCCACTCGCGCCATGCTGACGACTGGCGACTTCCCGTACATCCTCGCCAACGTCGCCAACAAGACGTTGCGCCAGGCGTATGAAGCGGCCCCGCAGACGTTCAAGCCGTTCACCCGGATGGTGACTGCGCCTGACTTCAAGACCATCGCCCGCACCGCTCTCGGCGATTCTCCGACGCTCGAAAAAGTCAACGAGCATGGCGAATACAAGTATGGTTCCGTATCGGAAGCCCGCGAAACCTACGCCATCGCCTCCTATGGAAAAATCGTCGCACTGACTCGCCAGACGCTGATCAATGACGATCTCTCGGCATTCACCCGTTTGCCGGAAATGTTCGGCCGCGCCGCTGCGGATCTGGAATCAGATACTGTCTGGGGTATCATCACCGCAAACGCCGCTTTGGCCGACAGCATCGCCCTATTCCACGCCAGCCACGGTAATCTGCCAACCGGCGCCGCCATCTCCGTCGCACAGCTTGGTGTTTGCCGCGCCGCGATGCGGGTTCAGAATAGCCTTGACGGCCGCAAAATCAACGTCACCCCGCGCTATCTGCTGGTACCGGCTGCTCTGGAAACCATCGCCCAGCAATTCACCAGCCAGGCTTACGCCGCTTCCGCCTCGTCCTCGATCAACCCATTTGCCGGTGCCCTTCAAGTGCTTGCCGAGCCGCGTCTCGACACTGCCAGCACCACGGCATGGTATATGGCCGCCGATCCTGCACAGATCGACACCATCGAGTATGCCTACCTCGAGGGCAACCAAGGCGTCTACCTCGAAACCAAGGACGGCTGGGAAATCGACGGCGTTGAATTCAAGGCCCGCCTCGACTTCGGCGCCAAGGCTATCGACTTCCGTGGCCTGGTCAAGGGTAACTAAGACTGATCTCTGGGCGCCCATAAGCGCCCGGATAACCCGAAAGGAAAGAAACAATGAAGACGTACAAGCAAGAAGGTGAAGTCCTTACCCTTACCCCCGGCGCTGCCGTCGCATCCGGCATCGGCTATCTGTTCGGTGCCGGCCTATTCGGCGTCGCCACGCAAGACGTGGCCATCAGCACTCCCGGAGAATTCGTCGTTGAGGGCGTTGTCGAAATCGGCAAAACCTCTGCGCTGGCCATCTCCGTCGGGGACCGGCTGTTCTGGGATTCGACGAACAAGGTTGTCAACAAGACGACCGCGGCCCAACAGGTTGTTGGCGTCGCGGTGTCGGCTGCAAGCAACCCGTCGTCAACCGTGCTGATGAAGATTGGCCCGTATCTGCCGGTTGCTACCTGATCCACTGTAGCGAATGGTCGACTTTGCCGCTCACACCGGGAATATCATCGGCCGCCTTGGGCGGCCGGTCAGCATTACGCCGACCGGCCAAGCTCTGCGCGTTGTGACAGGGGTATTTGTACAGTCTCCAGCGCTTGCATTTGATTTGGTGGCCGGCGTGTCGCCGATGCTGCGCCTGACAGCGCAAGACGCGGCGGGAGTTGTCAACGGAGACCCGGTACTGGTCGGCAGTACCAGCTACACCGTTACCCGTGCGCAGGCCGATAGCGAGGCCGGCGATGTGCTGCTGACTTTGGATACTGTCTGATGTCACACGCCCGCCAGCAAATCCGTGAGGCACTTGCGGCCCGCGTCACCGGCCTGACGACCTGCGGCACGCGGGTATTCCAGTCGCGGATGGCGCCGCAGGATGTGTTGCCGTGCTTGCTGATCACCACGAACGACGAAGAG